GCCCCAGTATATGCAAATTTAGCTAATTTTCTTAAAAAAATAGACCATAATACTTACAAAGAATATGTTGTAGAGAAGTTTAGAGGAAATACAAAACAATTAAAAGATGCTCCAAAATTTGCAAAATTTGATTTTAAACCAACTAAATTTATTGATAAAAATATTTTAGATGATTTAAAAAAGATAAGTGATTTAAATAATAATCATCCAGCAAGACGATATTTAACTAAAAGAAAAATACCTGAAGGTTTTTTAGATAAATTATATTTGTGTGATAATTGGCAGAAGTGGGTTAACAAAGTTAAACCTGGTGTTTTAAATGTTCAGCACCCTAATAACGAAGTACCTAGATTAATTATTCCATTTTTTGATATTAATGATGATGTATTTGCTTTTCAAGGCAGAGCATTTGGAAAAGAACTTCCAAAGTATATGACTATAAAATTAGATGAGAGTAAACAAAAAGTTTTTGGTTTAGAAAGAATTAATTTACACGAAAAAGTTTATATTGTTGAAGGTCCTTTAGATAGTTTATTTTTACCTAATAGTTTAGCAGCTGCAGGTTCTGATTTAGATTTAAGAATTAGACCAGAGAATCAGGTTTATATTTTTGATAATGAACCTAGAAATAAAGAAATAGTTGCTAGGATGTATAAATGTATAGATAGTAATAACAATATCGTAGTATGGCCAAATGATGTGAAAGAGAAAGATATTAATGAAATGGTTATATCAGGTAAAAATATTGCTCAGATACGAGATATTATAAGTAAAAACATATATAATAAGTTGTCAGCATTGACTAAATTAAATAATTGGAAGAGATGTTAAGTGGAGGATAAATGAATCTTGATGTTCCTGAGATAAAAGTTAAGAAAAGAGGTAAAAGGATAGATGAACCTCTTAATATTGAAAAAATTCACGAAATGGTTAGTTATGCCACAGAAGACTTAAAAGGCGTATCAGCATCCCAAGTTGAAATGTCTAGTGGGTTACAATTTTATGATGGTATGACAACAGAAGAGATTCAACAAATATTAATTAAATCATCAGCAGATTTAATTTCATTAGAACATCCAAATTATCAATATGTAGCAGCCAGATTACTTCTCTTTACATTAAGAAAAAAACTATTTCATAGACTATGGGACCATCCTCATCTTTATGGTCATTTAAAAAGATGTGTTACTAGAGGAGTTTATGATAAAGGTATATTTTCTTGGTATGAAAAAAAAGATTTTGATAGAATGGAGTATTGGTTAAAACACGATAGAGATTATTTGTTTACTTATGCAGGTTTAAGACAAGTTATTGACAAATATTTGGTTCAAGATAGAACTACGGGAAAAGTTTTTGAAACACCACAATTTATGTATATGATGATAGCTGCAACTGTCTTTGCAAAATATCCTAGACAAACTAGAATGACTTATGTTAAAAAATATTATGATGCTATTTCTACATTTAAAATTAATATACCAACACCTGTTATGGCAGGTGTAAGAACTCCAATGCGACAATATGCAAGTTGTGTTTTAATTGATGTTGATGATACACTACCTAGTATCTTTGCTAGTGATATGGCAATTGGTAGATATACAGCACAAAGAGCAGGTATTGGCATTAATGTAGGTAGAATAAGAGCAATTAATAGTAGAATTAGAAATGGCGAAGTTACACATACAGGTTTAATTCCTTTCTTAAAGAAATTTGAAACTACCGTAAAGTGTTGCACCCAAAATGGTGTTCGTGGTGGATGTGCTACCGTTCATTTTCCTATTTGGCATAAAGAGATAGAAGATTTGATTGTTTTAAAAAACAATAAAGGAACAGAAGATAATAGAGTTAGACATTTGGATTATTCTGTTCAAATATCAAAATTATTTTATGAAAGATTTATTAAAAATAAAGATATAACTTTGTTTAGTCCTAATGATGTTCCTGATTTATATGAAGCATATGGAACAAAAGAATTTGATGATTTATATATTAAATATGAAAATAGTCATGTAAGTAAAAGGAAAATAAGTGCTCAAAAAATATTTTTTGATATATTAAAAGAAAGAGCAGAAACAGGTAGAATTTATATTATGAATATTGACCACGCTAATGAACATAGTGCTTTTAAATCACAAATCAAGATGTCTAATCTTTGTCAAGAAATAACTTTACCTACTGACCCTATACAACATATTGATGGACGAGGTGAAATTGCATTGTGTATTTTATCAGCAATTAATGTTGGCACTTTAGAAAAATTAAAAGATTTGCAAGAAATATGTGATTTATCAGTAAGAGCATTAGATGAAATTATAGACCATCAAAACTATCCTGTAAAAGCTGCAGAAATATCTACACGAAGAAGAAGAAGTTTAGGTATTGGTTATATTGGACTTGCTCATTATCTTGCAAGAAAAGGTGTTAAGTATAATGATAAAAAAGCTTGTGAAGAAGTTGATAAATTAACAGAAGCATTTCAATATTTTTTATTAGAATCTTCAAATAATCTTGCAAAAGAAAAAGGCAAGTGTGAATATTTTGAAAGAACAAAATATTCTGATGGAATATTACCAATAGATACATATAAAAAGGATGTTGATAAAATAGTGAATAGAAAGTTAAGATATAATTGGGACGATTTAAGAAAGAAAATAAAAGAGGATGGTTTAAGACATAGCACATTGTCAGCACAAATGCCATCTGAAAGTTCCAGTGTTGTATCTAATGAAACAAATGGAGTAGAACCACCTAGAGATTATCTATCAGTAAAGAAATCTAAAAAAGGTCCATTGAAACAAATTGTTCCTGATTATAAAAAATTGAAAAAAGATTATACTTTATTATGGGATATGAAAAATAATGATGGTTATATTAAAATAATTGCAATTATGCAAAAGTATTTTGACCAAGGAATTTCAGGCAATTGGTCTTATAATCCACAGAACTATCCAGATAATCAAGTGCCTGTATCAGAAATGACAAAAGATTTATTAAATACATATAAGTATGGTTGGAAAACATCTTATTATCATAATACATATGATGGAAAAAGTGAGGAAGAACCTCAACATAATATAGGTATGTATGATAATGTTCCTGAAACTAAAAAGAAAGATGATGAAGATTGTGAAGCTTGTGCTATTTAGGAGAAGTTATGCCGAAACAAATATTTAATAGAAATAAAATAGATTTTACAAAACAACCTATGTTTTTTGGAGAAGATTTAGGTGTTCAAAGATATGATGTTTACAAATATCCTTTCTTTGACCAATCAACACAAAGACAATTAGGATTCTTTTGGAGACCAGAAGAAGTATCATTATTAAAAGATAGAAATGATTATAAAACATTAAGACCAGAACAACAACATATTTTTATATCAAATTTAAAATATCAAACTATGTTAGATAGTGTTCAAGGTCGTGGCCCTTGTCTTGCATTTTTACCATTTTGTAGTTTACCAGAATTAGAAAGTTGTATAGTTAGTTGGGACTTTATGGAAACAATTCATAGTAGAGCTTACACTTATGTTTTAAAGAATCTTTTTTCTGACCCTTCAGTAGTTTTTGATGCAATTACAGGTGATGAAAAAATTGATGCTAGAGCAAAAGATGTAACACAAACTTATGATGATTTGATAAATTATGGATATAAGTGGTTGTTAAATCCAAATAGTGTTGATATGAAAAAATTAAAAGAGAAACTTTGGTTAGCATTAGTTACGGTTAATATATTAGAAGGTTTAAGATTTTATGTTTCATTTGCTTGTAGTTTTGCTTTTGGAGAGTTGAAATTGATGGAAGGAAGTGCTAAAATTATATCTTTGATTGCAAGAGATGAAAGTCAACATTTAACGGTAACTCAAAGAATAATAAATCTTTATAGAAATCAAGAAAAAGATAAAGAAATGTTGCAAGTTATAAAAGAAAATGAAAGAAAAATAGAAACTATGTATAAAGAAGCAATTGAATCAGAAAAAAGGTGGGCAACATATCTTTTTAGTAAAGGTTCTATGATAGGTTTAAGTGAAAAACTATTACATAATTATGTTGATTATATAGCAGCTAAAAGAATGAAAGCAATAGGGATACCTGTGAAAAATGAGATAAGACAGAATCCTTTACCTTGGACCCAACATTGGTTGAATAGTAAAGGTTTACAGAATGCACCACAAGAAACTGAAATAGAAAGTTATGTGGTTGGTGGAGTTAAACAAGATGTTAAAAAAGATACTTTTGTAGATTTTGAATTGTAAATGTCCCAAATAAAAAAAATATCCTGCCCAAATTGTGATGTTGAGTATAAAATAATATGGGATGATGAACAAGAAGCATATCCAGATAGTTGCCCATTTTGCACTTGTGAGATTGAGATTGTTGAGGAAGATTAATGAATGAAAGAGGACAAACAGGAATAGCTGGGGTTGATTTTAGTATGACTTGTCCTTGTGTATGTGTTTTTGATTTTGATTTTGTAGATAAATTTGAATTTGATAAATGTAAGTTTTATTTTCTCATTAAGAAAAAGAAATGGGATGCAGAAGTAGGGTCAGAACAATTTCAAGGAGAACAACATAAAGAATTTAATTCACAAGAAGAAAGATTTAATAACATAACTAATTTTACGATTAATAAGTTATGGGAGTTAGAAAAAATTTTTATAGAAGGATATTCTTTTGGTTCAGTAGGCCAAGTTTTTAATATTGCAGAAAATACAGGTGTTTTGAAAAATAAATTTTTAATGCTTTT